AAACGAGCCACAACCTGAAATCAATGTCGAAGAAGGAAGCGGAGAAAGACCCGTGGTCGGAGATCAAGTGGCCGAAGAACCTAGATCCGATACCGGAGAGGGCAAAAAAGGCAATGAGGAAAACGGCGGAGAACGCAAAGAACCTAAAGTCAAGGACACGCCTAAACCTGCCGAACAACCCCCTAAAGAGGCTACGCCGAAGGTTGAAGAAAGAGTAGCCGATATCCCTAAGCCGCCTGTTGGTAAAGTGAAAAAGCCAAAGGCGGAGGCTATTACTAGCAAACCCCCTAAATCTGCTGAAATCCCTAAGCCTAAGACTAAGGCGAAGAAAGCAAAGAAGGATGAGATAGTTAGTGAGCCGCCTGAAAAGGCGATTCCGAAAGCGGATTTGCCTAAGCCTGAGCGTTCAATTAGTCAATCTTTACAAAGAACAAAAAAACCTAAATCTGCACGAATTCCAAGTATAAGCGTCATGGGTGAAAATAGAAGCATTCCACTAAATGAAGCAGAAGAAATGGTGGCTAATGGTGTTGCTTCGTTTATGAATATAGGAACGGGAGAACATGAACAACGGGTTCTTCGGATTAAAAAATCGGAAGATTCGTCATTCATTCTTCAAAACCCATTTGCTAATCCATTTGATGACCCTAATGCCTTTCGACTAAACCCCGAATACAAGCCAAGCGAAGCCTCTTTTGATATTCCAATTGTAAAACAAGAACCTATTATTGAGCCTCAAAAACCAAAAGACCTTGATGGATTTAATTTGAATAGTGGCGATGATTTATCTTTGTTGCCGGCTTCTGCATTCACTAAATCTTCTCAAATGGAGGTCGATACAAGCCTACTGCCGAAGGGGTGGGCTGATTGAGCGACGCTATGCTAGAATTAACTAGCAAAGTTGATTTTGAAATGGGTAGGCGAGATTTCCGTTTTTTCTTTGAAGATATTTGCGGCTTTCAATTAGCCGATTTTCACAAAGAATGGTATGAAACCTCAGAAAAGAATAAGAAAATTTGCGTGATTGCTAGTCGTGATCACGGAAAATCTGTATTCTTTAGATGTTATTTGTTATGGAAAATGGCTTACAATCCCGGCACAGAAGTTTTGTTTTTCAGTCACAGTCAGCATCAGTCTATCGACCATATGGGCAAAATGGATGAATTGATAATGACTACACCGGCTTTGAAGCACCTAAAGCCGAAAAGAGGTTGGGCAAAGCAATTATTCCGTATGTCTAACAAATCATCTATTCGTGCTATGTCCGTTGGTAAAGCGGTTCGTGGGGCGCACCCTGATATTGTAGTGCTTGATGATATTCTTTCTAGTGAAGCGCAAACACAATTGAAATCTATCTCAACGTGGTTCTATACGGCTCTTTTGCCTGTTCTTCACCACACGGCGCAGTTGTGTATTGTAGGAACTCCGTTTTCCTATACTGATTTGTATTCCGAATTAAGAAAATTAGACGGGTATGCAGTAAAAGAATATCCGGCAATCGATGAGCCGACCGGAGAACCACTTTGGCCGGAGAGGTGGTCGTTAGAAGCCCTTAATCAAAGGAGAAGTGAAATGACTTCAATAGCATTTACGAGAGAATATCTGTGTAAGCCAATTGCTAGTGAAGCGAGTTTATTCCCCGAAGAAATGTTGGAAAACGCAAAAGACGATACTATGGCTTTGTCTTACTATCCTGACCCTGATGGAGAGTATAATTACTACATAGGTTGGGATCCGGCTATCAGTCCTGATAGAAGCGCAGACTATACTTGTATGATGGTTATTGCAATGGATGAAAATAGAAAGAAGCACGTTGTCCATGTTCATCACGAAAAAGGTATGGATTTCAATTCGCAAATAGATAAAATCATTGAATTGAATGCTAGGTTTAACCCTGTTATTATTGAGTTAGAAACAAATAACTTCGCTATGGCTTTTAATCAAGTGTTGCAAGAAATAAGCGATTTGCCGATAAAACCATTCAATATGAATAGAATGAAGAAGGAGGCTTTGATTCACACTTTACAACTTCATTTTGAGCAAAACCATTTATCCATTCCATACAAAGAAGAAGGTTCGACTCGTAGGCACATGAATACCTTACTAAACGAATTATCCTTATTTACTATGCTTGATAACGGCAGAATGGAAAGTCTAGGTGGGCATGATGATATGGTGATTGCATTAGCGTTATCTGTTCAAGCCACTAAGGAATACCGAGAAAACATAGTTATCCTTGATAGTAATGTATGGCAAAGTAGGCTAGGTGTAACGGATGTCTGACGTTGAATATATACACCTAATGCCTACGGTCGATACGTTAGCAGATGCTTTATTGAAGATTGGAGTTGATGCAATTGAGGAAGAATCACTAAACGCAGAACAAAATGCAGCCGAAGCGAAATTGCGTGAAATAGAAGAACGGAGAAGAAAAATGACGGAAAAGCCAAATGAAGAAATGGCAAATCCTAACGAGCATCGCCGTGAGGCTCAGATAGAGGGAATGGATAATCCCCAATCAGACACGCCTGAACAACCGGGCGCGGAGTTAGATCCAATTCCTATTACTAGAACGTGGTTTTCCGAAAATTATGGTATGACGGGCAGACAAATGGCCGATTTGTTGATTAAAGCAAATGACCTCAAAACATTAGATGCTATTCAACCATTGCTAAAAATGGAAAAACAGGCTATTTTAGATAGTTTTGTAGGCGTATCTCCTAATTTAGTTGATGAGTTGCCTTTAACAGATTTAGATTACGATTCACTAAATCTTTATTCCGATAGGTTAGATTTGCCGTTTAGACGTTTTGTGAAATCATGGACTTCTTCGGATGATGCCGGAAAAGAGGATGCTGAGAAGACATGGCGTTCAACCATAGATAAGTCAAGTCGTTTATCTCAAAGAGAGCAGAATATCTTGACTAAATGTGCGGGCATTCTAATAGAAAGAGGCGCATTGAACGCACAGACTCTAAGGAGTTATGGCGTAAGTGCGAGTGCTGCTGAAATTTCATCTTTAATCAAATCTCATGGGTTTTTATTCGACATAATATCTGTGGGCCAATTTAGTAAATCTGTGGGCAGGGGTTTGTTTTACGATGTAAAACGGCATCATATTTTGTTAAAGGATGCAGACCAATTTTTAGCCGGCTTGATTGATAATGGCGGTCGAGTTAAGTTAGATTCAAGATTAATACCTAGAATTGATATCAAATTTAACGCGCCTAATGCTCCGTGGTATGTTGATACGTTGAAAGAGGAATTAGGCGTTGAAAATATATCTGCTAGTGGCCGAGGTATTGTAATCGAAGGCGATGTTGCGGTAAAGAAGGCATTAGATATTTCTTTACCTTACATATCTGATAATGAAGAATGCGCTCTTATTGCTAAGGCATTAGAAGGTGATCGTGACGCTTTAATCGTATTTGCACACGATAGATTAGCGACACCTGCTGAAAAAACCGAGATTCTTAAGCAGAATAACATATCATATTCTGATTTTTTGAACATAAAGAAGGAGGTATCCATAAATGGATGATAAGAAAATGAATCGTATTTTTGCCGCAGTTGGTATGGAGATGGAGAGGCATAGCACCCCATTACCTTCTATGCCTTTATTCACCGCAGGTATTCAAGAGCCGCCTTTACTACAAGGAATTACAATACCTGCTTTGTATGCTGCGGCTTATGAGTGCATGGTTTTACGCTCAATTCTTCAACATCTATCAGTTGAAACATTCCGAAAGGGTTGGCAATGGAAGCCTAAATTCGTATCTATTTGCACCCAATGTTCTCAAAAATTCCAACAAGAACATGAAGTGTGTCCAACGTGTCAAGGAGAAGCACGAAGGGCGGATAGAAACCAAATAGAATACGCAGAAGAAATAATTGGCGGTTTTAACCGAATGACTCAGAATTTCATCGAAGTCATGCGAGAAGTGGAAATGGATTTGAATATCGTTGATGACGCTTATTTGATTCTAACAAAAGAATATTTCATTGACCCTAAATCCAAACAACCTATGTTTTATCGTATCAAAGAAGTATCCCGTGCAGATCCAATTTTTATGCGTATTTTAGCAGATAAGAGAGGTGTAAGAGGCGGTTCTCAATACACTAGCATAGTTGATAGGTCATTTAGGTCATCGGATAAAGATGCGAAATGTCCGAAGACAGGTATGCCCGTAGTGCCTATTCATTACATGAATTTGGCCGGTGTGGGTAACGGTCAAGTGTATATTGAGGGAGAGGTAATCCATATTTCTAAGTGGTCGCCATCTAAATTGTATGGCCGTAGTCCTGTTGCTACTATGTGGCGGCAGGTGAATACGCTCATTGCTATGGATAACTACGTTTATTCTGCATATCAAAAGAGAAGAATGCCGAGAGGTGTAATGGTTATCAAATCCTCAAACATGGAAACGGTTGAAAGAACGGCTCGTAATATTCAGGAACATTTGGAACGCGATCCTAACTATGTCCCCACTATTGGGGTTGAAACCGAAACCGGGCGTGGTGGTTTAGAGTATGTCCGTATGATGGATACTCTTGAGGAATTACAATACATTCCAATAAAAGACGATATCCGGCAAAGAATATCGGCATTTTATGGGGTATCTAACGTATTTATGAATGATGTAAGCGGTGGTGGATTAAGCAATGAAGGTATGCAAATTGTTGTAAGCAATAGGTCTGTATCTTATTCTCAGTCTATTTACAACCGTTTGTTATTCCCTCTCCTTCTTTCTTCGTTTGGAATCGATGAGTGGGAGATTACGCTAAACCCACATGAAGAAGAAGATGAAATCATGCAACTACGACGAGATGAAATGGCTATCCGTAATATGATGCAAATGAAGCAATCAGGATACAATGCACATCTAAGAGATTCAACAGATGATAAATACCTAGTCTTTGAGTATAGCGAACCTAGCCCCGAAGAAATAGCGGCGGCTCAAGAGGCTCAAGCGGCTCAACAACAAGGCGGCGGTAGCGGCGAACCTGTGCAAAAAGGCGGTAGCCTAAATGCGGCTTTAATTACAACAAATGGAACGGAATTACCGCCTATTTCTCATTTAGGCCAACCCCAAAGAAAGTCCGGCGGCGAAAGCCCCGAACACATCAAAAGGAATGAAGGGGGGGCATCTCGTAGCAATACAAAAGGCGACTCAAGAGATATGAAAACGCCGGCTGAAAAGCGTATAGATGAGAAGTTGCGTAATGTAGGCAGGGCGGGCCAACGCGGTATGCCGAAAGAGGAACAATAAAGAATGATGGCCCTTGAAAGGTGGAGTGATTACGATGACCGAAGGTTTTGATATCCTGTCCAAAATGGATCCAATGGCTCGCCGCGCTTTAGCATCTGTTGAGGCTATGCAGAAGGCGATTGAACACAATAACCGAGATGATATAGAGAAGCATTTGCAAGACGCTCGCAACGCTCTCGATCTCTTGAAAGATGATTTGAGTTTGCATGATAGATTAGCAAAAACCAATGAAATTACCGATGATTCATTGGGTATCATACGCAAATACGACAATTCTGAAAATGATTTCACGTCAGCAGATGGGGCAAATGCTCTAGGTGTTGTCCGTGCAGGTCGCACTAATACGATTTATCGGGAACACATTGTAGTCTGAGGCGATTAAATGGTATATCCGTCAGAAAGAGGCAGTATTTCCGAAAGAATACACCACATGAGAATTAGAAAGGGCATTTCCATGCCTGAATTTGATATGCTCTTGAAGCAAGAAGGGGGATCCCCACCGGCTGATATGCAGAATGACCCAATGGCTGCCGCTTCAACGCAGCAACAACCGATGAATATGCCTGTTGCTCAAGCAGGGCCGCCGAAATCTTCTGTGGGTATGAAATTAGACGAGATAGATACGCACTTTTCAACAGGAATAGAGTTGATAGCAGGTGTAAATCAAGATTTATCCCAAGCATCGGCTTACAATATAGATATGAGGGTATTATCTTCAATGCAAAATGATTTGTTAGAATTGCAGCGAATGACTACTATGGTTCAAACACTTACTAGGGCATTAAAAGAAAAGCATGATTCTTTGGCCCAACATAGCCCTCAAACGCCACCTATGGGCGGCGGTATGGGTATGATGGGAATGTAAGGGATTAACATGAGCGACGAGAACGAAATGAGCGAAGTAGTCAAGGAATTAATTGACGAAGTTAAGAAAATGAATAATCGAATAAAGGCATTAGAGGCTGAAAATTCTTCATTGAAGAAAGCCGTTGATGACCCGTCTATGCTAATGAGAAAGCATGGATGGATTTCCTTTACCACGCCACACGCTGATGAAACATACGATCCGTTGAATCGTAATGATGAGGTTGAGCAATCAAGCGTTGGCCCATTCGCCGGAACAGGCGACATGATTACTAAATCCAAAT